AGAAAGAGAAAAATGTTTCCATAATTGGTGCACACATAAACATTGGCAACTTTGATGCTGATTTGGACACGCTACAAAAAATTTGGCAAAACAATATAAATGGCAATTTTTATTTTGAAATATAATTTTGCATTGACAAACTACTGTTTTGAATATAAAGTATAAGAAAGGAGCAACATGGTCAAACCATTTGATGTAACAAAATTTAGAAAGTCCATTACAAAATCAATAGATGGACTTGGCATTGGATTTAATGATCCTACAGATTGGATATCCACAGGCAACCATGCACTGAATTATTTGATATCCGGAGACTTTTACAAAGGCATTCCACTAGGCAAAGTCACAGTGTTTGCAGGCGAATCAGGATCTGGCAAATCTTACATTTGTTCAGGCAACATAATCAGGGAAGCACAAAAACAGAATATATTTGTAATACTTGTGGATTCGGAAAATGCACTTGATGAGGCGTGGCTAAGAGCTGTTGGTGTAGATACTTCAGAGGACAAATTACTTAGACTTGGCATGAGCATGATAGATGACGTTGCTAAAACTATATCAAACTTTGTGAAAGAATACAAAACTGATTATGGTGACAAAGAGCCAGCAGAGAGACCAAAAGTATTATTTGTATTAGACTCTTTGGGCATGATGATGACTCCTACTGATGTTGATCAGTTCAACAAAGGTGACATGAAGGGCGACCTGGGTAGAAAGCCTAAGGCGTTGACAGCACTGGTAAGAAATTGTGTAAACATGTTCGGCAGTCTTAATGTTGGCATGGTAGCAACCAATCATACATATGCATCGCAAGATATGTTTGATCCAGATGATAAAATTAGTGGTGGACAAGGATTTGTGTATGCATCAAGTATTGTGGTAGCAATGAAAAAACTTAAATTAAAAGAAGATGAGGCAGGAAACAAAATAACTGATGTAAGGGGCATCCGAGCCGCATGTAAAGTAATGAAAACAAGATTTGCCAAGCCTTTTGAAGGAGTACAAATCAAGATTCCATATGAAACAGGCATGGATCCATATTCAGGACTTTTAGATTTGTTTGAGAAAAAAGGCCTGATTCAACAGCAAGGCAATCGTTTGAAATATATAACAGCAACTGGAAAAGAGATACTTGACTACAGAAAAGCATGGGGCAAGGACAACTTGGAAATTGTCATGCAAGAGGTAAGTAATCAGGTTGCATTAGATGAACATGCCACACCAGAAATAAATCTAGAGGAAGAAGAAGCAATACAAAACATAGACAATGGAGACACAAATGCTAGTTGATGTTTGGGGTTTGATGAAGTCATATGTGCCTGCTAAGGATAGATCTGTAGTGGCTGAAAAATTTGTTGACATAGCAATGGACAATGGCATCGACGATGAAAGTCTTAGAGAACTTATTGGACATGATGATGCTTTAGATGATGCAATACGTTATAATCTTGACATCGAAGAAGATGAAGAAGATTATGAAGACGCATGAATTGGTTTTCCCAAGTAACACAAGATATCAAAAAGATTCCTGATGCAATTGCACACTATGAATCTGAACTAGAAAAAGCATCAGCAGAAGTAAAACTGCATGGAAACATAGAGAAACAATCTGCTTCAATGCCGGGTGTTGTAGAATCACGTTTCCGCCAACTACAAGAAATTGAAGGCATATTAAAACATTTAGAAATACAAGCCAGAAGATTAAAAACCAAACACTACAAAAAATATCTTGAAAACTATCAAAGAGCACTAACATCACGTGATGCTGAAAAATATGCAGAAGGTGAGGATGAAGTGTGCGACTATGAAGCCATTGTCAACGAATGGGCACTTCTACGCAACAAATGGTTGGGCGTCATCAAAGCACTTGACCAAAAACAATGGCACATCACCAACATAGTAAAATTAAGAGTTGCTGGCATGGAAGATGCCAATCTATAATATTTCATCTTACTGATTATTACATCCAACAGTGTGATTTATGCAGGTCTCCTGTAACTTATTAACACTGTATTTTATATTTTTTTAGTAATAAATTAGTAATGGAAGAAAAGGATCAACAATGCAAAAAATTTTACAATTAATATCATCATTGACAAAGTTAACAGCTTTAGGCCAAAAGAAAAACGTCAAGGAGGCATACAAATATGTCAACTAACAATAAACTAGGCGAATGGGTATATTCACATGGGATATGGCATCCTGTGTACAAATGGTAGGGAAGGAGAAAAAATGTATAGAGTATTTGAAAGTACTTCAAGGAGTCTTGGTCAGTTCACTAATTTTATTAATCGTATTTTTAGTCGTAACGACGAGAACTTTGTCGACTTTTGCAGAATCGAATACGGCAACGATTGGCAGTGGGCGTATTCTACATTCAAAAGGGAAGGAAGATTCCCTAATAGTGTCGATAAAAAGGCCGCTTAATGGCTGAAATAAACATTTGGTTTTTTATAATTACCGCATTGATTTTAGTGATAGGAAACATAATATTGATGCTTAAAATAATTCCATCCAACGAAGAAGATAAAGCACGTTGGGATTGGATGAAGGGCCAAGGCCCGGACCCATACAAGGAGAAAAATAAAAATGAGTAGAATAACACACAACATACTGACACAGTCAAAGGCGTCCAGTTTTAAATTTTCGCCTTTAAACACAAACAAGATTGTGTTTGCCGCACACAATAAACCTTTTGCTATGAGTAAGAGAGTAAAATAATGAAATTGATAAGATGTTTAATCAAAGCTTTGACACCCCAAACTAGACAACAATGGATTGAAAGTTATCTATCACAGTCTGTGGATAGATATGATCTAGAAGCACGTCAAAGAGAGTTGACAAAAAAAGGTATCTATTAAATAATATAAACATGAGTACCGCAGTTTTTTTAATTGGTTTCATGTGTCTTGGCATGCCAGGAGCAGAGACTTGTACTAACATTGCATCACAGTTTTTGTATCTTACCATGGAAGATTGTCAAATTGCACGATCCGAAATAATGTTCGAACTAAAAGACATGACAGGACTTCAACTTCAATGCATACAAAGTGATCTAATTGAGGCATATACTAACTACAGGCCTGAAATAGTGCCTAGATAATGCCAACATCATTTGGCGATTATGTACTCCTAATTTTTATGCTGTTGGCCCTTCTCATGGTTATAATTGGCATAGTTGCCATGGCATTGAATAATAATTTTTACAAAACAAACAGTAACAAACTTATGCGAATGAGAGTGTTGTTTCAAGGCATTGCCTTAATAATACTTGCAGTTGTTGTTTGGTTATCTACTTAATTACAGCGTACAGATCCTATTAAATATTTGGTATAATATATTCGATTATATAAGGAGAATAATTATGTCATGGATTACAGATAGACTAAAGGAAAAAGCGTCACATGGTGGACTAGGACTAGTCGCCGTAGGACTTATTATACTATTTTTAGGTAGCTGGGTAAACATAGCCGCCTATGCCGCCATAGCTTATGGTGCTTACCAAATCATTACAAAAGGTTAAACAACATTGGGGGTGTAACGCCCCCAAATAATCAATCATTTCATTGCAAATTTGTAACTTATTTGTTAAAATACAGTATCTAATTAATTAGAGGAGAACAAATATGTTAGAAAAACTGTTTGGCCTATCTAAGGCAGGCACTTCTGTTAAAACGGAAATCATGGCAGGTGTAGCAACATTCTTAACAATGGCGTACATCACTGTGGTTAATCCAGCAATTCTTTCTACAGAAGGCACTGGCATGGCATTTGGTGCTGTGTTTACAGCAACTATTATAGCCGCTGTGATAGGTACATTAATAATGGGACTATGGGCCAAGTGGCCTGTGGCTCTCGCACCAGGAATGGGACTGAATGCATTTTTTACATTTGGCGTAATTTTTGGCATGGGGTACACATACAGTCAAGCATTGGCAGCTGTGTTAGTGGCAGGACTTGTGTTCTTGTTACTATCAGTAACTCCAGCAAGACGATATATTATCAATTCAATTCCAAAGTCAATGAAACTTGGCATTGGAGCAGGTATAGGATTGTTTCTTGCAATTATAGGATTTAAAAATGCTGGCATTGTTGTAGACAATCCTGCCACACTAGTTGGTCTAGGTGACATTTCATCTTGGCCTGTGTTATTGGCTGGACTAGGATTTGCAATTATGGCCATACTTGATAAGAGGCAAATACCAGGAGCCATAATCATCGGTATTCTTGCAGTTAGTATAATTGCATGGATATTTGGCGTTGCAGATATATCAGGTGTTGTTGGTGCAGTTCCGTCACCAGCTCATGCTTTCTCACTAGACTTTTCATTGTTGGCAACAGCAGGCTTCATCGGCACTGCATTTGCATTTCTGTTTGTGGACTTTTTTGACACAGCAGGCACACTTACTTCTGTTGCAAATCTAACTGGCAAAGTCAACAAGAAAACAGGTGAAGTGGAAGGCATTGATCGAGCACTATTGGCTGATTCAACAGCAACAACTGTAGGTGCATTGATGGGAACATCAAACACAACATCATACATTGAATCAGGCGCAGGCATCAAGGAAGGTGGCAAAACAGGACTTACTGCTGTCACAGTAGCAGTGTTATTTTTAGCATGTCTCATTTTTGCCCCATTAGCACAAAGCATTCCTGCTTTTGCAACTGGTCCTGCATTAGTGTTTATAGCCACTTATTTTTTACGTAATCTCAAGGACATAGAATGGGATGATGTATCAGAATATGCTCCGGCTGTGTTGGCGGCTATTATCATGCCATTAACATTTTCGATTGCATATGGTATTGCACTAGGATTTATAGCACACGTGCTTATAAAAGCACTAAGTGGCAGAGCATCTGATCTAAATATGGGATCTATTGCAATTGCGGCGGTAAGTGTTTTATATTTTATA